TCAGGGCAGTAGACTTGTAACAGTTGAAGCCAGCAATGTTGCCAGCCATTACAAGACCGTTGCGGAGAGGCGTAGTGCCGTCACCAGTTACCTGAACCTCTGCGAACTTAGCACCAGCTTTGAACGCATTTTCATAGAAAATCGGAGGTGCTACAAACCAGCGGTTCTCTTCTGGAACAGTCTGGTCGTCAAGGATACGAGCCATAGTCATCAGCAAGTTTACAGCAGCATCTTCGTTACCACTACCAGTGATATCGATAGGTGCGCCAGCAGTACCAACAGAAGTGCCAGTATTACCTGCACCATCTGCCATTGCTTGCAGAATATTGGCATCGTACTTACGCTTCAGCGAGTATGCACCCGATGAAGTAGCAAGAGCCTCGAAGTTAACATGAGACTGACGCTCTTCAATATCGTCAATCTTAAACGCAAATGCGTTTGCTTGGTCAACAACCATAGTAATCTGGTCATCTGCCAAGTCCTGCGGATTTACCACAGAACCACGAGCATATGAGGATACAGTGATTGTTGGCTCTTTAATGATACGTACAGTATCGCCAAAGTTTTCAATTTCGCCAGCGTAGTCGGTATTCGTAATATCTTCTGCAACCGAAGCACGACGGAAGAATTTGAGAACTTTTTGGCTAAAAATTTCCGGGGTAAAGTTCCCGGAAGGCAGGTTATTATGACCTGATGCGCTATTAAAAGCCATTGTTCAATCCCTTCCTTTGAGGATTAAGAGTTATAGTCGATTCGCCCTTCAGCCCTTGCAGAGTCGATTTCAGCTTCCATCTTTTCGAACTCCCAAGGTTTCATCTTGGCGATTTGCGAAGCCTTGAAGACTTTCTTTCCCGCGTTGGGGTCAGTAGCTACTTCTTTAGCGGCAGGTTTAGTAACAGCTTCTGCCGCACTATCTTGACGCTTAGACTTCTTTGGTTTATTAAGACCAGCATCGGCCTTATAAAGGTCCACAACACGAGCCGCCCATCTTGCATCGGTATTGTTTTTGTAAATACCATCTGAAAGAGTTTGTGGCTGCTCTTCGAGCCAACCCAAGAACTGGTCTGTAGTCTTGAGTTCATCAAAGTCTGGGTGTAACCGTAAGAGTTCCTCGTAGGCTTTCTCTTTTTCTAGGTTCTTTTCCCGTTCTTTGATTGTGCCAATCTCGTCACGGAGTTTCGATACTTGCGACTCTGTTTGCATAGAAGCAACAGTTTGAACCACTTCGAATACATCAGGGTAACGTTCTTTGAACTCGTCTAGTTCTTCTTGAGTTCGCGGCGGTGTAACACCCCTTGGCATTTCAACAGCGCGGCTATTCATAGTATCTCGAAGACTCGCGATTTCTTCTTTGAACTCTGTTACCTTGCTATCGTAGTGTTTCTTTAGGTCGTCGTATCTTTTCTTGTAATCGTGTTCCGCTTCCTTTGTTTCCTTTTGCGGAACGAAACTATCACTTTCCTGAGTAGCCGCTTCTTGTTCAACGGGGTCAGTTGTTTCTTCGGATGCTTCTACTTGTTCGTCTTCTTCATCCTTGTAAACTTCGTCGCGATACTTTCCACGATACAGTTCTTTGTTGTTAGTAACTCCAAAAGAGTCGTTTGGTTTATTGGCTCTGTGGCCTTTTGCTTTTGCCATTTGTTTTACCTCATGATGCGGGGCTACTTGGCGTGTAGGTAGCCGCTTCGGTTACGTCAGGGCCGCGTTAGCGGGTAGCTGACAAATTAGTTGACCAAAGATTTGTATGTTCTGGTCAAAAATCCTTCTTTTTCTACGGCAGGGCTTTGAGGAGGTACGTCCATCGCCTCTAGTATTTCTTCTGCAAGCCCTGTGTATTGTTCGTATTGTTTGCGAAGATATGCGGAATCTCCAGCGGATTTTCCTCTTTCGCTCATTAGTTCATAATCTGGATTACTAAAGTATCTTTCTTTTAACTTAGGATTAACTTTACCTGCTCTTTCGATTGCTTGGTTATCTGCATAATCCATTATGCGTTCTTCTTGTCTAAGAGTAGGTAATCCTAAATCATAAGTTTTTGATAAGTAATCTAATGCAGCGTGTCTAAATTCGTGTGCTATGGTAATCATGTCGATGGTAGTTTCTGAAGCGTTGTATAGAGTGTCACTACCTTTCTTTTTAGGAGCATCAAACATATTGCCAGCTAAAACCACTCTACCTGCATCTGATTTTAGTTGACTAGGAGCAATGCCTTGCAATTCCATAATCTTTCCTTCTCGGCCTATGTCACGTATAGGAATTACACCTCTTCTGTCTGTTCTTACGTCGCCGGGAGGAAAGTACGCGCCTTTAAATTTAGTTCTTCTACCAGTGTACTCGTTAGGGTCTATCACGGTGTTAAAACGTACATGCCCATCTTCATATAACTTATAACCTAACCTAGCCAGAGCATCCCCTTGTATAAATGTTTCTAGGTCTGCTCTAAGTTCGATGTCAGCAAGCTGCTCTCTTTTTGGCCTGCGAGTTGGGGAAGCTACACCCCCTTCTGCCATGCCTAACATACCACCCTGCGCTGCTTCTTGCAGACGCTCTTTGGTTTCTGGCTTACCACGATTATTGATTTTGTTGAGTCTGTCGTAGCCGATGATTTTAGCGAGGTACGGTGCAACCGTTACTTCACCGCGAGATATGGCTACATCTATTAGTTTAGTAGAGTTTTCTGAATTGTCAATAGTAATACCACGTCTAACTGCTTCTTTTTGTGCATCGTTCAGCATTTTCTTGATGTCTTGCTCTCCCGCGAACTCTACTGCGGCAGCGTTGATAACGAACGCACCCTCTGGCATTTGTGTTTCTACGTCGTCTGCAACAGTCTGTTCTTCGGGTACTTGGCTAGGTGGACGGTCAACGAAGCCAGACCCCATTCCTGCAGCCATCGCACCGCCTGCAGCCATGCCAACTGTTCCGCCTTGAGCAAAGATGCCGCCGTAGTCTTGCATACCACCGCCGTATCCACCGCCGTATGCTTGAGAGCCTGAGACACCTCCGATACCAACTCCAGCTACACTATCTCCTGAATCACTGTCATCATCATAGGATAAACCTGCACCTCCTTTTCGTCGGTCGTCTTTCCTACGCTGTTCTTCTTGTTTCTGCGCTTCTTTTAAATCTCTCTCAAACTTTTCACGTTCAGCTATTTCACGTTTAATTTCATTTGATTTATACTTGTCAATATTTCCTTTGACAGTACCCACACCAGCACGAGCGTCCTTAATAGCGTTTTCAACTACGTTTAAAGGAACTCCATACTTGTCTGCAACTTCTTGTTGCGCTCTCTCAGTACCGAAACGGCTTGAACTTTGATATCTAGTGCTGTAGAAAGAACCATTAGGTTTGTAGTAGCCAGACCGTCCTGCAAAAACCCCCCCTGCATCCTCTACTTTAACGTTCTTTTCTCGACCAAAGAAGTCTGTGCCACTCTTTTCGTCAAAACTATAGGTGTCTACCATATAACCTTTACTAAAAGCCTCGATGTTCTTAGCTTGTTGATGCGTTAAACCTCCGGTATCAAAGTAAGCAAAGCTACCTACATCTCGTAATATTTTCCTGCCACCACCTAATCGTGCAGCATATCCCATATTGCCAACTTTGTCACCAAACATGCCAAATGTGCCTACAGTATCATTATAGGCAGAATTAACAGCCCTAATGTTGTTCATGATATCATACTCACGAGACATTCTAATATCATACACCACACTTAGAGGGCCAGATGGTCGAAGTGATGGTTTACCAAATCCATCCAACTGTTCTGTGCCAGTGATGGTGCTTCCTATTAAACCACCGAAGGGACCCCCAAGACTACTAAAAAGACCCGCAAGAGCTTTTGGTGCGCCTTTTTCAAGACGGTCTCTTATTCCGCCAAAACCTTCTTCCTTTATTTTTTCATACTGTTCAGAAAGAGTTTTAGGAGCGTCTCTTACAGATTGAACACCCTCTTGAACACCCTCACGAGCTTCTTGACCAAGCACACTAAATTCTATGTCTTTAAATCTACCTTGTGACAAAGGTTCAAAAAATTTTTCTGTTATATTTACCCGGTCCATCTTTCCCGATTTTTCGAGATATTCTGAATAGGACCTAAACTCTGAACCACCTGTTTCTTTATAACCAAACTCAGGTTGAAACCCGTCTTTTTTTGCATCGAAGTTATAGACGTTAGTATCTCCGATAATACCAATAAGGTCTGTCTCAGGTCCACTACTATCATCGCCTCTTGTAACATCTACTTCTTCACCAACGTCCGGTGCATCTGTACCTATCCCAGTTTGTTCTTCCAAATCAGGAAGACCAAAATACTCTCTTTGAAAATTAACATCGCGGGACCCATACTCGCTGGCAGTTAACGCCCTTTGACCTGTATACTCAAACCCACCAGTATCGGTGGGGTCAAAGCCCAAACGCGGTCCAATCCCGATGTTAATTCTGTCAGCCATTTTTAATTATTGCCTCATAACTACTCTTCAACTTGAGGAGCATTTCCACTAAAGCCAGCTTCCCCTGCACTTGGCGCAGTTCCGACTCCGATTGTGCCGTTACCACGGCCCGAATCATCGATTCTCTGACTTCCTGTAGGTACTCCTCCATTAGGGGCCATTCCTTGTTGTTCACCAGCGGGGCCAGCTTCTGCGCTTGCTGCTTGTTGAGCATTTGCCATCATTCCTTGTAACATTTTCGCATAGAGTTGTGCTTCGTTGGCATCGTTAACCAGACTATCAGGGTCGATGTCCTGTGATATTGCCAACTCTCTCATCAGGTTTGGTATCTTGACGAACGGAGCCAGCATCGGGTTTGATACTGTCTGTAGTAAGGTTGTCAGACGCTGACTGCGAACTTCCTTCTGCATAACAGCCGCAACACCCCTTGGTTTTATCTCTAAGTCGCCTACTATGTCCGGGGCATCGTCGTTGAACTGCATGTTCCATTGGAAATACGCCTCTCCTAGTGGCTTTAGCAACATATCATCTATGTTCTTTACAACCGTCTTCATAGACAGCCCTGCAGACCCCATCAGCATTGACAGACCTGCTGCGGTACGTCCTGTACCAGTAACGCCTGTCTGACCGTGCATAATCGACGGAATACCTGTTTCCTCATCAGCCAACTGTCGACTAATCTGGTACATCTGCAAGTTCTCACCAGCAGTGTTAGGAAACTTCAGGCCGTTGATTGCTGTGCCAGTGACACCTGACTGACGACGGAATATCTTGCCGGGGAAGATGTCCATGTTCTGACCCGGAACGAGGCTTGCCTCATCTACGTCAAACACGAGATTACCTGCCAAGGCTAGATTATCGATTGCCATCCGAACGTGACCGTTCATCAGCTTCTGTGCATCTTCCATGTTCTCTGCAACGCCAACACCCCATAACTGATATGGGTTGACTTCGTATGGGAACACCTGATACGGAATACGGGCTGGGGTGAATGGGTTCAAGACACAGCGCAGAATCATGTTTCCGCAGACCCAGATGTTTACCTGTAGTTCATCGAACTCAGACATCATGCCTGCTTCTTCAAACCCTGCCGCATTTGCAAGTTTAGAGTCAAGAACACCCCAGTATTCTAAAACCTCGTAGCGGCTTTCAGATATATACGGCTCGGTTTCATCCTCGCGAATAGTATCTTCGTAGTATTTGTCCTCGTAGTTAGGACCTTTTGCCAAACACTCTTCAATAGCTTCCGCGATAAAGTACGGACGCTTGATTAATGCGCGGAGTTGTTGGCGATTAAATCTGTGACGTTCTATGACGTATTCACAGTCATCTATGCTGGTAGCTGACGGGTCAGGGTGGAAGTCCCACGCAGACACCATCTCAATTCTAGGTACAACCTTTTCGTACGGCTGATACTCACGTTCGCCGTCATCGTTGCGGCCCCACTGGTGGACACGCTTGTAAAAGTTGAAAGGTCCTTTGACAATACCTGTGCCAAGAAGAGACGATTCAAAAATAGCATTACGAAACACATTTACTGCGTTCGTGTCAAGAAGCTGGTCATGGATAACCTTTTCCATGTTCAGTGCTGCAATCTGTGCTGGGCTAATTTGTGGTTCGCCCATCTTTGCAGGTCCTTCAGCGAGAGGCAACTGCTCATACTCGCCCTGAAGACCACCAAGAAAGTTCTTAGCTGGTTCCGCACCCAATGCTCCGGGCAACATCTCCCGTCCATCGCCAGCAAAACCATAAGGGTCTTGCATCTGGTCGAGAGGTGTTTCCATATGAGCAAACTCCGCAATCCCTTCTGGGACCGGAGTGTGTTGCACAACCAACGGAAACTTCTTGTTGGCAAAAAGAATATCTACAATCTGACCGTACGCTGCCAGAACTTTTGTCTTGGTAATCCTGACGAATACCTTAGACCGTTCTGAGTCACGATAGGCTGTTGTAGAATCATACACACCGCGAAAGTTCTTGTAAGCTTGTAACCAACGCTGCTCATGGGAGTAACGTCCGTTCTCTGCCTCTTCAAACTTCTCCTTTACGTAGCCAGCAAGACCCGGAAAAGTCTCTTCTGGGTTGACTATCGAAATAGAGGTGTCATCTTCAGGTTGAAGGAAATTATCTTCTGACATATCTTAGTAATCGCGTTCTTCAGCCATTTTCATTACGGCAGGGTCTATTGCACCCTTAGTTGCAACTTTTGGCATGTCTTCAGTCAAAGCACCTTGAGCAGTCTTGGTGTCAAACTCTAAACCTTCACGGTAAAGCTTGTCCGCACCCATCTGGTCATCTACGGATGTTTTGTCTGAGTTCATGATGTAAGATGCACCGAAATTTAAATTCGACATTTTCATCTCCTACTATCTGTATAAAGCCTGTCTTTCAGGCGGTAAGTCGTCTAGAGTTATATCTACACGAGGGGGTGGTGTTGCGAAGCCCTTTTCTTGATTGACAGGGGCGGCTTCGGGTTTCCTATCAATGTTTACAAAACCAGTATCACGCATGGCTTCTTGCTCTGCGT